AAAGTCTCACCACAGTGACCGCATTTCCACCCCTGACGAGAGGCAACGAACCGTTTTTTCGAATCCGAAACAGACCTTTTTATACGTTCGCCAGGCTTACCAACCCCGGATGTTTCGATGCGACTTTGTACGGGGAGAACCGGAACATTTCCGCCATACATTCCTTGTGAACGATTATAATCTTGTCGGCTGGTGAAATCTAAAATGGGGCTTAAAATCGAAGAGGTTTCTTTATCGATGGGCATATATTTCAAATAATCGTTGGTAGTTGCCAACATAGAACCCATATTCAACGGGTTTTTTTTCAACATAAAATAAATAATGAAACCGCCGAGAGCGATGCCGGCCATCTGATAATATTTTTTGTATTGAAAAGCCATTTTCAAATATTTTCCATCGGTATAAGTATTAAAAATAAGTAGACCGGTTATAAGAAAAATCCAGATTTCTATACGCATATGTTCTTTTTTATATTATAACAAGATTATGTCATAAAGGTTCAATTATAATTAAGATAAATAAGAGCAAATAAGATGAAAATAATAACACCAATAATAGCAGCTTTGCGCCATTTTATTTTCTCTGAAAGGATGATTGGTTTGGGTCGATATTCGGCCAAATAGTTCTCTAAAGCGGCTGCGAATGAAATTTCTTCTTTTCCTAATAAATGATTGATTTTATTATGAATAAAATGGACCCATCGCAAAAAAGAGTCGCGATTATCTAAATAAGGTGACACAGGATATCGGTCGAGCAAATGACTAAACCTATTTCCTATTTCTGGATTTGGAATAAATAGTGGTAAATTGCTAATAAAATCGTAATATTTCCTCTTTGTGACAGAATTCGGGGTGTTTGGATAAGTCATCGCTAAAGTTGTCATAAAGAACCAATAATGAGGGCCCCAAATCTGGGGGTCTAAGTTCTCCGTATCGGCCATATAAAACTATATAGAGGGTATGGATTATAAATAATAGAATGGAACAATCGTGTGGGAATTGTGGACGACCTGGACATAATTTTCATCAATGTAAAATGCCAATTATTAGTTTAGGGGTTGTTGGATTTCGAATCGTTTCGAATCGATTCGAATTTTTGATGATAAGAAGAAAAGATACTTTAGGATTTATGGATTTTATGCGAGGGAAATATTCGATTTATAACAAAGAATATATTTTACAGTTATTGAATGAAATGACGATTCAAGAGAAAGCGTGTTTATTAAAATGCGAATTCAACGAATTATGGTCTCAATTATGGTGTAATCAATCAGCGCAATATAGACACGAAGAACAAATGTCTAGAGAAAAATTCGAGGCGATAAAGGCGGGTATTATGAGTCAATCGATGAGTTATACATTAGAAGAATTGGTGGCTGAATCGAATGAAGTCTCAAAATGGACGGAGGCGGAATGGGGATTTCCTAAGGGTCGACGGAATTATAATGAGAAAGATGTAGATTGTGCTTTACGTGAATTTGCGGAAGAAACTGGTTATAAAGGAGGTTCAATTATAGAGAACATTCAACCATTTGAAGAGATTTTTATGGGGTCGAATTATAAATCTTATAAACATAAATATTATTTGATGAAAGTGGAAGACCAAGAGGGGATTTCATTTGACAAAACAGAAGTTAGTAAAATCGAGTGGAAGTCTTATGAGGAGTGTTTGGCTTCTATAAGGGGTTATAATTTAGAGAAAAAAAATGTTATAGAAGACATATATAAGTGTTTGACGATGTATAGTTTTACGAATAAATAAATAAAAAATAAATTTATCCTTATATAATAAGATATGGATAAAGAAAATAAAAAATGTCCGAAGGGTTATCGTAGAAATAAAGCAGGTGATTGTATTAAAATGTCCGCCGAACAAATGAAACATAAACAATCCTTACGAAATAAAAAGAAGGGAGTCGTTTATGACGAAGAAGGGAAAATTATTCGACCGCCAAAATGGGGGACACAAAAAAAACGGCCTAGTGACATTATAATAGAAGAGGAACCAGAGGAACCAGAGGAAGAAGAATCAGCGGATAATATTGAAGAAAAAATAGAGAAGTCGATTGATAATCCTGAAAGTATTGTAGAATCAAGTATATCTGAAATAGAAGAGATAGAACCTATTCAATTCGTTCCTGTATCTCCGGAATCGACTTCTCCTAGTTCATCGGAATCGACTTCTCCTAGTTCATCGGAATCGACTTCTCCTAGTTCATCGGAATCGACTTCTCCTAGTTCATCGGAAGAAATCTCTGATAGTTCAATCGAAGATAAAGACCTTTATCCATCTTTGAATGACCCAGAATTCAGCGCTAAAATATATCAAAGACGAGAATTTGCTGATACGAAATATGATGGAGAAATCAAAGATATCAAAAAACAAGCGAATGAATTATGTAATGCTCCTTTTGAATTGATGCCACATCAGTTATTTGTCCGTAATTTTCTGTCTTTTCAAACCCCATATAATAGTCTTCTTTTGTATCATGGGTTGGGTTCTGGAAAAACGTGTAGTGCTATAGGAATTGCCGAAGAAATGCGTGGTTATATGAAACAAATGGGAATCACAAAGAGAATAATCATCGTGGCTTCACCAAACGTTCAAGACAATTTTCGATTACAGTTATTTGATGAACGCCGTTTAGAACAATTACCAGATGGAACGTGGAATTTAAATACGTGTATCGGTAATTCGCTATTAAACGAAATCAATCCTACGAATTTAGTTGGACTTACTCGCGATAAAATCATTTCACAGATAAAATCGCTTATACAAAATTATTATGTCTTTATGGGAAACAAAGGCGAATTTGCGAATTATATTCGAAAAGCCATTACGGTCCCCGCCGATGCCGGATATTCTCCTGAAGAAGCAGCTACTTTGCGAAATCGAAAAATAAAGGCACATTTTAATAATCGATTAGTAATTTTAGATGAAATTCATAATATTCGAATTAGTGATGCCAATAAAACAAAAATGACGTTGATGTTATTAAATGAAATAGCAAAAAAAAGCGATAATATGCGAATGCTTTTATTATCAGCAACACCTATGTATAACTCTTACCAAGAAATTATTTGGCTCGTTAATTTATTGAATGCCAACGACAAACGACCTGCTGTAAGAATTGAAGATGTCTTCCAATCCGGTGGAGATTCCTTTTGGAAAATAGGTCCAGATGGGACATCTGGAAAAGACGTTCTTATAAGAAAAATAACAGGATATATTTCCTATGTAAGAGGAGAGAACCCCTATGTATTTCCTTTTAGAATATATCCGGAAATTTTCGACCCGAAAAATGCGTTCCCTTTAAAAGAGAATTATCCAAAAAAGCAAATGAACCAGATGCCTATTGAAGAGCCATTACAATTCATTCCTGTTTATAAAAATAAGATTGGCGAATATCAGGAAAAAGGGTATCAAGCCATTATTGATTATTTAGGACTGAAATCAACCACGGTCGTAGATAAGAATGGGAAAGAGCGAATCATGCCTACTTTTGAGAATATGGAAAATTTCGGATATACTCTCCTTATGGCACCATTAGAAGCCCTTATTATTACCTATCCAAATATGGTTTTAGATAAAAAGAAGCAAGAATTATCAGAAAAAGACAATAAAGATATGATTAAAAATATGGTTGGGAAAGGCGGGCTTATGAATATTGTCAAATACAAAGAAGTGAAAGGACCCATTCCAAGAAGATATGATTATGAATATATTCCAAAAATGAAAGCGGTTTATCAAGAAATTTTCAATCCAGAGAACATAGGAAGATTCAGTTCTAAAATAGAAACGATTTGTAATTTAATTAATAAACCCTCTAAAGGAATCATTCTTATTTATTCGCAATTTATCGATGGAGGTCTTGTTCCGATGGCATTAGCGCTCGAATCTATGGGATTTTCTAGATATGCTTCTACACCAGAACATAATCACAATTTATTCAAAAATAAACAGAAAAAAAAAGACGACCCCAAATATGTAATGATAACCGGTGAAAAATCTTTTTCGCAAAATAATAATGAGGATTTGAAATATATCACAAACAAAGAAAATAAGGATGGGTCAAGAGTAAAAGTCATTTTGATTTCGATGGCGGCATCGGAAGGTCTCGATTTCAAAAATATCCGGCAAATCCATATTTTGGAACCGTGGTATAATATGAATAGAATCGAACAGATTGTGGGACGCGGTGTTCGAAACTTGAGTCATTGTGATTTGGAATTCGAAGATAGAAATGTTGAGATATATTTACACGGAACGGAATTGATGAATCCTGAAGAAGAAGCCGCTGATATGTATGTTTATCGAAGTGCTGAGAAAAAGGCTATTCAAATCGGTTATGTAACAAGAGTCCTAAAGGAAAACGCTGTGGATTGTTTATTGAATATTGGTCAAACGAATTTTACGGAGAAGGAATTGCTAACTGAATTGGCAAACCAATCGATTCGTATTCGATTGTCTAGTAGAGGAGAAGAACTAGTGTCTTTTCAAGTGGGAGATAAACCGAGAACAGAAGTGTGTGATTATATGGAAGATTGTGCTTTCCAATGTAAAGCAAACCCCATACGAGGTGTCATAAAGAATACATATGATGAGAATTTTGTAAAAAACAATTCTGTCGTGATTATGAAGAAGATTCGCGATTTATTTATGGAACGAGTGGTTTATCGTCGCGACCATTTGAAAAACGCAATTAATTTTATTAAAAAATATCCCGACGAACATATTTATTATGCTCTTACGCGATTTGTAAATAATAAGTCAGAAGTCCTTATTGATAAATATGGACGGTCCGGTCATCTTATTTCTAGAGGAGAATATTATGCTTTTCAACCGAATGAGATAACAGATGAAAGAATATCTGTTTTTGAGAGAACAACTCCTGTAGATTATAAGCCTGTTTCTCTTCGATTAGAAATACCGAAAGAATTTCATTCACAGGATGAAGTGGTGAGTGAAATCGAAGAAAAAAAAGAAACGAAAAAAATGGCATCCACTTATGAAAAAATAATGGGAGAACTTCGCACGGTTATTCAAAAATTAGTCAAAAAGAAATTACAAACAAAGGCGACGGATAGTGATTGGTATAATCACGCCAATCAAATCGTTCCTGAATTACTTACGACGCATCATATAAAATCGGAATTAATAAATACATACGTTGCTTTTCATTATTTGGACCGATTGTCGATAGAGGACAGACTCATTTTAATTGGCCGATTATTTCCAGGAAAAGGTTCTCTAAACGCATATGAAATCATCGTCCAACTTTATTTCTCGAAACTTTTATTAGAAACGGAAGATGAAACGGGCGATATCATACAATCAGTCGTGTTAGCGGATGGCGGAATAAATCGATTATTTGTTTTGAGAGACGGTGTTTGGTCTCCTGCCGAATATACCGATGAGCAATTATTTTTGGATATTAAAAAGAGAAAACTAACGGTGCCTTTATCCAAAATCAATAAAACTGAAATTGGGTTTATTTCGCCTTTTAAAGGGAAAGACCTCGTTTTTAAAACGAAAGATATGACACAAAAAAGGAATAACAAAGGGGCCAAATGTACGGATTCTTCCAAAGTAGCAATTGCGAATAAAATTGGAGGTATTATGGGAGAACCGACTTTATATCAATCGACGGAGATTGAGAGACCCGAACTATGTGTAATGCTCGAAATACTTATGCGATGGAAAACCGAATCCACTCAAACCGCCTATTTTTTCGGTCCCGAACAAACCAACGAAATGGATTTGGCGAATTTACGATTTTGAATAAAATTGAAAAGAATATAAATATATATTTATGATATATACATTTATACTTATGAAACGAGCCCATAAATCCCAAAACCAATCCATTCAAATTTATGACCCATATATTTCATCGATTCTCTCTATGAAAGTCTCGTTGCCTATTATAGAAGTCGGCGGAAGTATTAAACAAAATTTGGAACGGATGATTGTTTCCAAAACGGAGGGAAAATGTATTGTAGAAGGATTTGTTCGTCCTGATTCGGTAAATATTTTGACTTATTCCGCAGGAAAAGTATCTGCAGGATTAGTCGAATTTATGACAACTTATGAATGTATGGTTTGCCGACCTGTAGAAGGAATGCTTGTAAAATGTGTTTGTAATACAATAACAAAGGCGGGAATTCACGCCGAAGTAGTAGATAATAAAGGGAATACACCTATTACTGTGTTTATGGCAAGAGACCATCATATGAATAATTATCAATTTGAACACGCTTTTGAGAACGCTAAATTGGTGGTTAGTATTATTGGCGTTCGTTTTGAATTGAACGATACTTCTATTTGTTGTATTGGAAAACTCAACGAAGTGGAGTCGACAGATTTATCATAAAGAAAAAAGATATAAATCTATTGTTATAATTATAAAAAATGGATTTAGAAGAACTCAAGCGAAAAATAGAAGGATTGAACAAACAACAACATATAGAGGTTTTAAAAATCATCTATGAGATATGTCCTACCACTTTGAATGAGAACAAAAGCGGTATTTATATCAATATGTCCTTTTTGACAAAAAACGCGATTGAACGTTTGAAATTATTTATAGAATACATTCAAGACCAAGAAAATATGTTAAAACCTATGGAATCACAAAAAGAAGATTTTAAAAATACTTTTTTTATCGAAAAAGAAATTATGATGAATAAAATGGTTTCAAAATAAAATGATATAAAGATATTCTTTTTTATTATACTATGTCTTACGCCATAATCAATCAGCGTTTAATTGGGATTCAGTTATTCGAACATCCCACTGATGTTTTGAGATTAGTTCCTTATTTTTATAAGGAATCAACAGAACCCATAGATGAACCCATAAAAGAACCCATCGATGAACCAAAAAAAGAACTCATAAAAGAACCCATAGATGAACCCAAAAAAGAGGCGACGAATGAACCCAAAAAAGATGTCATAAAGAAGCCGATGAAATTGAATTTGCCCCAAGATACACTTTTTTGGAATATATATATATCGGTTTATGGATTGAGTGAATATAAATTGATAGGGTCTAAATTTGCTAATGTAGAATGGACTGAAAAGAACAATATTCGATTAGCCTTTATGACAACCCCGAAGGCACTTCAGGCGACGAATCATAAAGTGACATTAGGAAATATACAAGAAATGATGTCGGAATATATGACGGGTGGAAAGACGACATTATTGGGACTTATTGGAATGGCGGTTTATTATAAAATCTCGATTTATTTGTTTGATTTTGTCAAAAAGACGCATTTGAAATTTATTCCTGAGTCGGTGGAGAGGTCGCCGTGTATTTTGACGAGGTCTTTTCAAAAATATGAATTATATAATGGAACAGATGATTTGGAACAGTTATGTAAGAATTCATTTTGTTTAGAAAATTATCAGCGGCCATTACGTGCTCTCTCGAGTTATAAACGAGCGGAATTGAACGCTATTGGCGAAATGTACGGGTTTACTATCTCGGTATCAAAAGACCAATTATATAAAGAATTGAGTGAATATCTAGTTTGGATATTATAAAATCGATGTAAATAGTAAACAAAAGAATATATACACACATTATATATTCTTTTATATGGAATCAGTTGAAGATAGAGAACCAAACAAAGACCCAAGAATAATAGACAATATACAAATGAAAGAAGCCAAAGATGCTTTTTATTCACGTGTTATTCAATATTTAGGTCAAGGAATGCCAAATTATCGTTTGGATAATAAACAGAACGAATTCGAAATTAGATTTGGCACGAATACATCTAGTGGAAGACCTCTTTCAAAAATAGATTATGATAATGTTGTAAAACAATTATTAAAAAACGGTTTCACAACGGATTTGCCGAATGGTACACACTATCTTCGTATTAATTATCAAGACCAATTGACAGACCAGCGAAAAATGTCGAATGTTCGTGCCGAATTAGTGGGTGTAGATATGATACAGGAATATTGCCAAACCAATAGCATACAATCCCTTTTGGACAAACCATGGAATCATTATAATAAAATCCAATTTACAAAAAAGAGTTCGACACAAGACGACCATGGTAATTATCAAAAACCGATTGATATGTTTGATATGAATTTTCGTGTATCGTATCAATTAGAGCAAACTTTTCATTCGGGGACTCCATTTGTAAAACAAGTCATTCAAACTTGGGCGGATAGGAAAAAGACGTTTCGATTGATGAATCGTGTTCGGTTTTCTCATCCTACCCTGCCTATCTTTGCTGATATTAGTATTGTTCGTTCTTCCAAAAAGTTTTCTAAAGGGGCTGTTGGATTTAGAGAGGGAGGTGCAGGGTCGTCGTTTAGACGCCCTCCTTCAAACGTCCAAATCCCTACTTATACCATTCAAGAATCGGGTGTGTTGGAAGCAGCGGAAACATATGAAATCGAACTGGAAATTGATAATAGAAAAGTTGGAAATGGCACTCAGTATGATACACCGGATAAAATTATGGATGCTTTACGAAAAACCATTCGAATCGTTCTTTGTGGTATTCAACAATGTTTTTATCCTATTTCTTTTACAGAACGTGATGAAGTCTTAAACGGATATATGAAATTGATTCGTGGAGGAGGAAGCCACGAATATGTATATAAAAAAATAGATTTTAATCATCGGGCAGAGTTTTCGCAGAATTTCGTTTTTATTGGTCCTGGTTCAGTTACTCTCCAAAGAGAATCTATTTTACCAAAAAAAGAAGGAGTTGTTTCCGTTTTAGAAAATTATACTGTTACTGATAAAGCCGATGGAGAACGTAAACTCCTTTTCATTAATACAGAAGGTAAACTCTATTTAATAGATAACCGATTCAACGTCCAATTCACCGGTATGAAAACCGATGAAAAAACGGTGATGAACAGTTTATTAGATGGCGAATTAGTGAAATTCGATAAATTGGGTAATCCTATGAATTTATATGCGGCTTTTGATGTCTATTTTGTAAATGGAAAAAACCTAAGAGACAACGATTTTTGTTCTGCGAATGAAGTGGAAGGAAAAACATATCGATTGCCTATTTTGAATCATCTTATTGATATTTTGAAACCTTCTTCGATTGTCGGTGAAAAACCCATTAAAATATGGAAACAATTGAAAGATAAACAAGGAAATTTGGTTTGGTTTAATGCAAAATCCGGACAAGTTTTAAAAGAAAAACCGAAAATCGAATATTCTTGTAAATTAATCGTTCAATGTAAACGGTTCGAAATCGTTTCTGAAAGTAAATCGATCTTTGATGGTTGTGCGAAAATTATGAAAGATGTCGCGGATGGTCTTTATCCATATCATACAGATGGTCTCATTTTTACACCTTCTAATTTGGCTGTAGGTGCCAGTTCTGTCGGTGAAAGAAGCCCTCTTACTGGTGCTACTTGGGAACATTCTTTTAAATGGAAACCTGCCGAACAAAATACGGTCGACTTTTTAGTAACCGTACGTACTGATTCTACCGGAAAAGAAGAAATCCAACATATTTATAAAGACGGCGTGTCTGGTGCTTCTGTTATTGAAGAATATAAAACACTTGAATTAATGTGCGGATATAACGAGAAAACAGATGGATTTATGAATCCCTATCAAGATATGCTCGATGATATATTATCTTCAAAAGAAGACGACCGAAAGTCCTATAGACCCGAATTATTTCGTCCAATTGACCCTTATGACGCCAACGCATATGTCACAAAGGTAAAATTACAAGAAGGTGGAATCATGATTTCAGAAGAAGGCGATTATTTCGAAGGATTGAATATTGTCGAATTCCGCTATGATATGTCGAGACAGGCCGATAGTCGGTGGGTGCCTTTACGCGTTCGAACAGATAAGACCCAGCAATTGCGAAATGGCGAGAGACAATTTGGAAATGCCTATCGTGTAGCCAATTCGAATTGGCGGTCCATTCATTATCCCATCACAGAAGATATGATTACTACTGGAGCGGGAATTCCCGATGTTGTCGACGAAGGTGTTTATTATAAAGGGAATCAAGCGAACAATACGCAAGGATTACGCGATTTCCATAATCTGTTTGTCAAAAAGGTGTTAATTATGGGGGTTAGTAAACGCGGGGATACGCTGATTGATTATGCTGTGGGTATGGGCGGCGATTTGCCGAAATGGACCGCAGCTAGACTGGGATTTGTCTTTGGAATCGATGTCAGTCACGCGAATATCCATAATAATAAGAGGGGGGCTTGTGCTAGGTTTTTGAATGTTCGACGTGATAATCCCGCCGTTCCTCCTTGTTTATTTACTGTGGGAAATAGTGCGCTAAATATTAGGGGGCTCGCGGCTTTCCCAGGCGATGTCAATAGTAAAGACAAAAAAGTGGCGAACGCGGTCTTTGGAAAGGGGCCGAAAGACCCTATTGTCATCGGGAAAGCTGTTGTTGCTCAATATGGTGTTGGTGAAAACGGTTTCCAGATTAGTTCGTGCCAATTTGCGCTTCATTATTTCTTTGAGAACAAAGTGGCTTTTCACGGGTTTTTGCGGAATTTGGCGGAATGTACTCGCGACCAAGGATATTTCATCGGGACGTGTTATGATGGGCGAACGATTTTCAAATTATTGAATAAGAAAAAGGAGGGGGAATCAGTTGTCTTTTCGACGAAAAACCGCGGTCAGAGGATTTGCGAGATTGTCAAAAAGTATAACGATACTGGGTTTCCTGATGATGATACATCGCTCGGTTATCGAATCGATGTTTATCAAGAGAGTATTAACCAATTCGCATCGGAATATCTCGTGAATTTCGCGTTTTTCGTGGAAATGATGGATAATTACGGTTTCAAATTAGTAACGAAAGATGAAGGTCGCCAAATGGGATTGCCAGGGGCTACTGGATTGTTTTCGGATTTGTATGACTCGATGATTGCGGAAATTCGGCGAAACCCTGAAACAGAAGTAGATTACAAAGATGCTTCCTTTATGACATCTGCTGAGAAGTCTGTTAGCTTTCTCAATCGCTATTTTGTCTTTAGGAAAGTCATGTCGGTAGATGCAGCAAAGAAAGAGAAATTGTTTTTACAGGGTTCTAATGATATTGGGGCGGAAGTTGATATAGAGGCCGAATTGGACAAAGTTGCGAAGAAAAGACCGGCTGTTCGCGGTGAAATAAAGAAAACGAAAATGCGCGTTCGATTACAAAAACCACCGAGTGATGTTTTTTCGGAAGTAACTGAAGAGCCCGAGTCGAAAAAAGGGCGTTTATAGAGAGGGGACGTGATATATCATAAAGGAAATAATAACATAAAGTATTCGCGCGTATATATATATATGCGCGTTTTTTTATTGTTTATTTGTTTTTTGAATTCTATGGGATTTTCTCCAAAGAGGTTTCCACCAAGGCATTTATTACCTCTTGGTTGTGACCCCTCTTCTTTTCGCAAATATCCCTTTTCACAGAAATATTTCGAGAGATATATCCGCCGTTTGAATTCGAAAAATGTTACAGAGCGCGATGAAGCGATGTTTACTGAAAATGACTTATCTGAGAACGTAACTTTACCACGTATTCAAATCATTATCAATAAGAATATGTTGACTCCTTTTTTAGATTTAGTTCCTCCTAATCTTCCTCTTCCTGAATCCTCTGAAGAAGACTACGAAGATAGTAGTTATGAATCCTATCGAAAGAGACATAGAACGAAAGGGCGCGGTAAAAAATCCGACCATTTCGAAATAGTAGAGAATTCCGGTGTGGATTTTCGCGATGTGGGTGGATATGAACTCATAAAGAAAGAATTAGAGCAATGTGTCGATTTATTGACGAATTATTCCAAATATAGTCGATTTAATGTGAGAACACCGAAAGGACTCATTTTAGAAGGCTTGCCTGGAAATGGTAAAACGCTTTTGGCGAAGGCCTTGGCCGGTGAAGCCGACACGAATTTTATCGCAGTTAGTGGTGCCGAATTCCAAGACAAATATGTGGGAGTGGGTCCAGGAAAGATTCGCGAGTTATTTCG